GAAGATATGGATGGTATGCATTTTGATAGAGTACCTAATAGTAAAAGCGGTGATAACTGGGGTATACCAAATGAACCTTACATGGATACAAAACCTAACTTTGGCGAAAATGGGGCAAAATGGAAAGAGTTATACAATTCTGAAAAAGGTATAGATCTTATTGATCTTGTAGAGATGTACAAAGTATTTTTAAAAAAATCACCAGAAATAAATAGGTTAGATCCTAGATTAAATGGTTACTTTCAATTTAAAGGTAAAAAAGCACCACGTATTGTTATAAACGAAGCGTTACAAAAAAATCCAGAACAATTTACTATGACTATGGCACATGAACTAGGCCACCTTATAGATTATTTACCAGACGCTACTTTAAAAAGAGGTAACATATTAGGTTCTATAGCTACATTAAAAGGTTACATGAACAAATGGATAGCTGGTAAGAATGACGGCGCAAAACCTTTAGATCCAAAAGAAATAGCTAAAATGAAAGCAGAAGCAGAAAAGATAGCTAAATCTAGAGAAAAAGAAACTAACAAAGAAATAGAACAAGAACTTAAAATAACACCAGAAACAGTATTAGAAATATTTAGAGATCCTAATGCAAGATCAAAAATAGATCCAGAATTTTATGAAGCATTTATAAAACTTGATGGTGCATTAAAAAAAGAAGTAGTTAAAGATGCATTAAAAGGCATGATGAGCCATCACATAAAAGCATTAGCAGACAAAGTAAATGGTAGAAAAGTAGATCCTAAACTTACAGAAGAAGCAAACGCAATATTTAAACAAATGTTTGAAAAAGAAATAAAAGAAAGAGGTTTAGTCAATGTAGAAATGATTACAAAAGAACTAAAAAATCTTTCTGCTAAATGGAAACCTTTTGATAGAGCCGCAAATCCTAAATACACAAAATATAGAGATGGCCCTAGAGAACTTATGGCAGATTTTATGATGGCATGGTTACTAAAGCCAAATTGGGTAAAACACAATGCACCTAAAACATATGAAATGTGGCATTATTATTTAGATGCAAAACCAGAAGTTATGAAGATATGGCATAGAATACAAGATGATTTAATATCTGGGCCAGATGTTAGATTAGGTAAACCTATTAAAGATCTCAAAAAAATGTTTAGAGATGTTGATGCTGAAATACTTAATAAAATGGAAATGGAATATAAACCAGATCCTATGGATAGAATACAATTTGAAATGGTAGATCATTTTGCATTTATAACAAGAAGATTAGCTGGTGTTACAGGGGAAACAAGATGGCATTCTAAACAAGCATTTGAATTACAATGGGCAATAGATAATTTTAGATACAGACACGCTTTGTTAAAGAGATATAGAGATGAAATGAATAAAAATGTTATTAAACCTGCATTAGATAAAGGTTACGATATACATGACATAAGTGTAATGATGTTTTTGCGTAATTTAACTGAAAGCGGACAAAGAAAAGATATGATGTCATCTCTTGGTATAAATAAATTTCCTAAAGAATTAAAAGAAAAATTAGGCGAAAGATCTGTAGAAGAAATATACGAATACTTTGCAAAAAATCATCCTGAATTAGTAAGATTAACAGATGAATTTTATAAAGTAAGACAAGAAATGGTTATACCAGAAATAAAAGAAAGTAGAATGTATGATGCAGAATTAATTGCAAACATGGAAAAAAATTATCAATACGGTACTTTTAATGTAGCTGAACATTTATTAAAACGTATGGAAAAATATGGTTCTAATGCAATAGTTACGTCTGCTCTAAAAAAATCAAAAGGTTACATGGGTGATATACAAAACATTTTAACTGCTACTATGGAAAAAGATATGATTTTATTAGTAGAAGCTAAAAGACATAGAACAATGCGTATGACAGTAGATTGGTTAAAAGAAAATAAAGATTGGTTAGAGATGTATAATTTTGGTCTTACAGGTAAAGCTAGATCAAGAATTATTAAAGAAGAAGGTTTTGAAAGAATAATAGAAAAACCTAAAATGATAGGTAAAAACAAACTAGAAGCACCACCAAAAGGCATGAAACCATTTCATTACATGGTAAATGGTGAACTAAAAACTTATTTTGTAAATAGACATATTGCAGATGCATTTAGTGCAAATCCTTTATTACAATTTTATGCAATGAAACAAGTTACTTTAAGTGCTGATATATTTAGAAAATTATTTACAGAATATAATCCTGCTTTCTGGCCAGTAAACATGGGTAGAGATATAAATAGATCTGTTAAATTATTACCTAATGCTAGATACTTTGATTTAGTAGGTGCAGGTAAAGATAGCTACGTTAAATTTTTATTTAAAGCAATAAAACCTGCATACAAATCTATTTTTAAAGATGGTACTGAACTTACAAGATGGATGGAACAAGAAGGTTTTTTAATATCAATGGTAGAAGGTTATAGAGGTCAAGCTGGTAGTAAAGCTATTAGACGTGGAGTTGACCAAGATACTTTTATGATAGAAAAATTATTAGATAAAGAAGTAAAACAGCACGGTAATCTTAACAAACTTTATGATAAAACTTTTGGTCAATTATTTAATAAATTAGGTAATTTTGCACGTATGTTTGAAAGAACGCCAAAAATAGCTGGAATGATGTTTTTAAGAGATCAGATAAAACGTGGTAAATTAAAAATGGATGATAAAGAATTAATGATACGTATACAAAGTGAAGTAGGATCACCAAACTTTTTACGTCAAGGTAAAATGCATACAATAACAAACAATTTATTTTTATATTCTAATGCCGCAAAAGAAGGTTGGAGGGCAGATTTTATAAGATTAAAAGAAGCACCAGCAAGTGTTGGTATGAAATTTATAGCATATAACGTAACACCTAAAGTATTACAAAAAGCATTTGAATTAGGTCTGTTTGGTGTAGGTGTTGGTTATTTGTACAAGTACGGTGTATCAGAATGGGATAGAGTAAATTATATACCGATAGTATTAGGAACAACACCAGATGGTAGAGTAGTATATTTTAGAATACCACAAGACGAAAGTAGTAGATTGTTAAATGGTTTATTATACAAAGCAATGGATTTACCTAACAAAGAAGATATTGGTGATGTATTATCAACACCATTAGATATGATAGGATATTTAGGTAAAGGTGGTACACCAGATATAAACCCAATAATACCTATGTTATCAGATCTTATGTCATGGTTAACAGGTGTTACACCTTTTGATGATTGGCGTGGTACATCTGCTGTAGATCAGGATTTAGACAAAGCTGGTGGTTTTCAAAAACAAGTAGAAATATTAAAATGGTTTTTTAATAGTTATTCGGGTACAGGATTTCATAAATTTAAAAGCAATAATTATGATGAAATGACTACAGAATTAGAAAAGATATTAGACTTTCCAATAATAGGACAACCAATAAATAGATTTTTAAAAATAGGCGATCACCCAGCTACAGGGTTTATAAAAGATGGCCCAGATGGCCTTGATGCATATGACAAGGCAGATGCTAATATGACTATAGATGTTAAAAATGGTTTGTTAAAATTATTTACTGGTAAAACATTAAATGACAAAGAAATAGAAGCGTTAAAAACAAGGCAATCTTGGACAACTAATAAATTAACATTAGATTTATTATCAAAAAAAGCAGGTGCAAATGAGGTATTAAGAGATATAATAAGTGAAAAAGATGGTAATAGACGTGCAATAATGATAGATAAATTAATTAAGTATTTACAAGAAACAGACAATTATCCTATAGAAAGTAAGAAAGAATAGTGGTAAAATAAAATATGACCATATCTACGACTAATATTAAAAACAGTTATGCTGGTAACAGTAATACATCTGTATTTCAATATACATTTAAAATATTAGCTAACACAGAATTACAAGTAATTATTAGAGCATCTTCTGGTACAGAAACAGTAAAGACTTTAACAACACATTATACAGTTAGTGGCGTTGGTAATGCTTCTGGTGGTAATGTAACATTTACTTCTGGTAATATACCTGCAACTGGCGAAAC